TGCCTATCAATACAGCACTAAATTTATTATAAACTGCATGGAAGGCCCATTAGACATAGAAAATGCTATCATTGACAAATTAGGAAAAAATGATATAAAATGGGAGTATCTTGGAGAAATGATGAATCCCAAGATAAATAGAATAACCTATGAGGAGGTTATAAATGATGCAAGCACATCTACAAGACCTTTACACACAGAAAAAGGGTCTGGATCTAGAGTGGGAGCAGGAGCATCTTAAAGAGGGTAGATATACTCTCAATATGGTTAAGATTGACAGAAAAGTCAGAGACGTAATTAGCCATATAAAATTAGCAGAAGCTAAAAAAGAGCATATGCTAATTAAGGTGGAAGACGCCGCTCCACAAGTTTCTGTAGCTACTTAATAAAAAGCTACATCGTTGGAAAAATCCAATCCGCATTACAGGCTCTCTTGCGCTCTACTTAAAAATATTGTATAAAATAATTACTATACAATTAATTAGAATACTGACGCGTATAGTCGACGGCCTAGAGACAGTATTCGAAAAAACTAGGAGGATATAATCATGGCAAGTACAACGTTTAACGGCCCGGTAAGGTCGGAAAAAGGTTTTCAAGTAGCAACTAAAAATACGTCTACTGGAGCTATTACTACTAGAATGAGTTCAGGTATGCCTGACTTAACTGGTTTATCAATCTCAGATGTAGCAACAGCATCTAGTTTAACACTAGCAGCTGATACTATTTCTGTAATAAATTACACAGGTGCAGCTGCAGCAGCTTGCACTCTACCTGCAGCAACAGCAGGAACAATTGTAGTTTATTGTCAATCAAAAGACACAACTGGAGGAACAGCTACATTAACTTTTGATGCAGCAGGTTCTGACGTTTGGGCAACTGGTTCAGTAATTGAATCAAGAGCTTCAAATGAAGTGACTTTTGATACTTCAGCAGCAGGTGAAACTCAATTAGTTTTCACACCAGCAAACGCAGCAACAAACTTGTTGACTACTGGTGGACAAATTGCTTTTATCTGTTATGAAGATGCTACATGGCATATTGCAACAAAACTAGCAGCTGAGACTACTCAAGTTACTGGTGCATTTGCATTTGCAGCATAATAAATAATTAGTGTGGGGCTTCGGCCCCACAGTTTCTTAATTAAGGAGGGAAACAAATGGCAGACACAGTAACAGGACCAACTATTCTTCAACAAAACGATAAGAGAGTAGTTATTAAAATAGTAAATCAATCAGACGGAACAGGTGGAACTACAGTTTTTGGAGATGTCTCAGCATTAGATGCTAGAGAAGATGGAACTGCAGTAGCTCACTTAGGATTACTTAGAGTTTGGTATTCATGTCAAGGTGGCGATGGAGGAGATTCTTTTGCAAGACTAGATGAAGAAGACTCTGATGGAGACATTCCTATCATCGGATTAACTGGTGCAGGATATTGGGATTTTAGAGAATTTGGTGGAATACCAGCAGATAAATCTTCTAATAGTAATCAAAGTGATGTTAATTTTGTTGTACCTGGTGGCGCTGATGATGGTAACATGTACACAGTTATAGCTGAGTTTCAGAAAATTTATTAAGGAGGTAACGGATGGCCAACACAACTTCCGGCACAGTTACTTTCGATAAAAGTTTTGCTGTTGATGATTTAATAGCAGAGGCATATGAGCGTATAGGTTCACAAGTAACTTCTGGATATCAATTAAAATCTGCAAGAAGATCATTAAACATTCTTTTTCAAGAATGGGGCAATAGAGGTTTGCACTATTGGGAAATAGGAGACACTAATATTGATTTAATTGAAGGACAAGCTGAGTATACTTTTTACAGAGCTAGTGGAGATGGTACATCATCTGTTACAGTTGGTGGTACAACTGGTTCAAGCACTTATGGAATTGCTGATGTATTAGAAGCAACGTTTAGACAAAACAGAACACAGACTACACAATCTGATTCAGCAATGACAAAAATTGATAGATCAACTTATTCTAGTTTATCTGCAAAATTATCTAAAGGAACTCCCTCTCAATATTTTGTTCAAAGATTTATAGATAAAACAACAGTCACTGTATACCCGACACCTGATTCAACAGCAGCATCAAAAGATATGCATATCTTTTTTGTAAAAAGAATACAAGATGCAGATTCAACTTATACTGATGCAACAGATGTACCCTACAGATTTGTACCTTGCATGGTTTCAGGATTAGCTTTTTATTTATCTCAAAAATTTAATCCGCAAGCATCTCAACAATTAAAATTATATTATGAAGATGAATTACAAAGAGCATTATCTGAAGATGGTTCTTCATCTAGCACTTACATAACCCCTAAAACTTATTACCCAGGAACATAATGGCATTCGCAAAAGGAAAATACGCAAAAGCAATTTCAGATAGATCAGGAATGGAATTTCCATATAGAGAAATGGTTAAAGAATGGAATGGTCATTTTGTTCACAAATCAGAATACGAAGCAAAACATCCTCAATTAGAATTAGAAGGTAGATCTGGCGATGCTCAAGGTTTAAAAGATGTAAGACCTGCAAGAACAGAAACAGATGTTTTAATAACTTTAATACCTAATCCTTTTGAAACTATATCTGCAAGTTCAGGTATAATAAATGTATCAGAAAAAGGACATGGAAGATCGACAGGATACGGTTAGATTTAGAGGACCTATTTACACAACATCAGATCCAGATGCATTTCAAAATCCAAATAGTTTTGATGGAATTACAGGATCTAATATAGCAAAAGCTGCTGGTTACTCGATAACAGTTGGTAAAAGAGATTCTAGCGGAAATGTAGCAAACACAGAAAATTTCTATCACTTTACTGTAGACACAAACACTGCTACAAGTGGTGGTATATCAGGAGGAGGCAATAGTTGTTCGGCTGGTCCAGCAACATTGAAAGCATAATATGGCAGGATTAAGTGCATCAGGATTAAAAACACAAATAAGAAGTTATACTGAAGTTAGCTCTACTGTATTATCAGATAGTGTATTAGAAAATATAATATTAAATGCACAATATAGAATTTTTAGAGATGTGCCCATTGATGCAGATAGAAAAACATCTACAGGTAATTTTACATCTGGAACAGGCACTGTAACAGTTCCTGCAGGAGCTGTGTTTATTAGAGGAGTGCAAGTTTACACTGCAACTGGATCTACTTATACTGGTGCAAATGTATATTTAGAAAAAAGAGATTTAACATTTTTAGAAGAATATATTTCAGCAACTACATCTACTGGAACACCAAAATATTATGCAATGTTAGATACAGGAGCCACTGGAGAAAGTTCATCAAATTCTGGATCTATAATTGTATCACCAACACCAGGTAGCACATTTGCTTACAAAATTCATTACAATGCAATACCAGCTTTATTGGAAAATGATGATACTAATTATATTAGTATGAATTTTCCAAATGGTCTGTTATATTGTTGCTTAGCAGAAACGTATGGTTTTTTAAAAGGACCTGCAGATATGTTACAACTATATGAACAAAAATATCAACAAGAAATACAAAAATTTGGAGGAGAACAAATAGGTAGAAGACGAAGAGATGACTATACAGATGGTACAGTCAGAATACCAGTCAGATCACCTGCACCTTAAGGATTAAATTATGGCTTCATCATTTTCAGATCTTGGTATAGAGTTGATGGCAACCGGCGAAAATGCCGGTACATGGGGAACAAAAACTAATACCAATTTACAAATAGTAGAAAAAGCAATCGCTGGTTATGTAGAACAAGCAGTAACTAGTGGTGGCACAACAGCATTATCAATTACAGATGGAGATGCAACAGAATCTACATCAGTTGCAAGACATGCTGTTATAAAATTAACAGGTACAATATCTGGTAACTCTATTGTAACTGTACCAGATTCAATTGAAAAAGTTTATATTGTAACTAATGGCACATCAGGTGCTTACACTGTACAATTTAAAACAGCATCAGGAACAGGTATTACTTTTGGTGTATCAGAAAAAACTACAAGATTAGTTTATTCAGATGGAACAAATCTTGTTGATGCAGGATTTGGTGGATCACTTGATATTGAAGGTAGAGAATTAGTTTTAGACGCTGATGGTGACACGACTATTACAGCAGATACAGATGACCAGATAGATATTAAAGTTGCAGGGTCCGATCAAATAAAAATAACTGATGGAGCTATTATTCCATCAACAGATAATGATATTGATTTAGGTACATCAAGTTTAGAATTTAAAGATGCATTTTTTGATGGCACAGTAACTGCAGATGCTTTTGCAGGACCTTTAACAGGTGATGTAACAGGAAACGTTTCTGGATCTGCAGCAACAGTAACAACTGCAGCTCAATCTAATATTACATCTTTAGGAACTCTAACAACTTTAACAGTTGATGATATTACAATAAACGGAAGTACAATATCTGACAGTGGTGATTTTACTGTAGATGGTGGCGCTGATATTATATTAGATGCTGACGGTGGAGATATATTTTTTAAAGATGGTGGAACTACTTTTGGTAGTGCAACAAACACATCAGGAAATTTAATTATAAAATCAGGCACTACAACTGCATTAACATTTAGTGGTGCAGACGTTACAGTTGCTGGTGACCTTACTGTATCAGGTGATGATATTACTATGGCTACAAATACTGCAGGTAATATTTTAGTTGCAGATGGCACAAACTTTAATTCGGTAGCAGTAGGTGGTTTATCAGAAATATCTACAGTTGCTAATGATGATGTATTTTTAGCAGTCGATACTTCAGGTGGTGGACTTAAAAAAATTGCAAGATCAGCAGTTGTAGCAGGACTTGCTACATCAGCTGCGTTATCAAATGTAGTAGAAGATACTACACCACAATTAGGTGGTGATCTTGATATGAATGGTCAAGATATTGTTACTACATCAAATGCAGATTTAGAATTAGCACCTAATGGTACAGGTCATGTAACTGTTAAAGGTAATACAAATCAAGGTACTATTCAGTTCAACTGTGAAAATAATTCCCACGGGCAACAAATAAAAGCCGCGCCACACTCAGAAAGTGCTGATAATGTTTTAACTCTTCCTAGTACAGGTGGTGATTCAACTTTAGTATCAGATGCTTCTACATCTACACTAACAAACAAAACTTTAACTACACCAGTTATTGCAGAAATAGATTCTGGTTCTACTATTACACTTGATGCAACTACAGATATTATTCTTGATGCAGATGGTGCTAATATTACTTTAAAAGACGGTGGCACAACTGTTCTTGATTTTGTATTAAATGGAGCAACAGATGTAACTTTAGATGCACCAGGAGATATTAAATTTGATGCAGATGGCGGTGATTTTAATTTCTTAGATGGTGGCACAGAAATTTTAAGAATATCTAACTCATCAAGTGATGTAATTATTAAACCAATTGTTGATGCAAAAGATTTAATATTTCAACAAAGAGATGGAACAGAGGTAGCTAGAATTGAAGATAATGCTACTTTTAACTTTGTAACAGATAAATTAGCTATTAATGGTACAGCAGTTACAGCCACAGCAGCAGAACTTAATTTGCTTGATGGTGTTTCTGGATTGGTACAAGCAGATTTAACAAAATTAGCGGCTGTAGATTCAACAGCGGCGGAACTTAATATTGTAGATGGTGGAACATCCGCAACAGGTACGACTTTAGTAGATGCTGATAGATTGGTAGCAAATGATGCTGGAACTATGGTCCAAGTGGCTATGTCAGATGTTAAAACATATCTAAGTAGTGCAGGATTTAGTACGGATGACCCAACTGCACTTGCAATTGCTTTAGGATAATATATAAAACAAAAAAGGAGATAAAATATGGCAAATACGTTTCGAGTAGTTACTTTCGCAGCAGAACCAAATTCTGCGGGTACGCCTTATACTATGTATACGACACCCTCAAGTACAACTACAGTAGTCATAGGTTTAATCTTAACTAACATCAACACAACTTCTGTTACAGCAGAAGTAGAACTGGTTAGTGATACGGCAACAACAGTCAACACTGGAGCCGCCGCAGCTAATGGTACAGCCTTTCTTGTAAAGGACGTGAACATTCCCGCGGGGAGTTCTTTGGAGGTCTTGACGGGAGGCAAGGTTATCTTGCAAACCACTGATGTACTTCGAGTTGATTGTTCGGTTGCAGATAAGCTTTCTGGCACGTTGAGCATTATGGAGATAACGTAAGATGGCCTATATCGGGAATCAGCCCACAGACAACTTCGTTACATTTGCTACGCAGAATTTTTCTACGTCAGCAACGTCTTCGTATACTTTAGATCATGCAGTAAGTAATGAAAACGAAATTGCACTTTTTATAAATAACGTACGTCAACATCCAGGATCTGGTAAAGCATATACTGCTACAGGAACAGCGTTGACATTATCAGAAAATACAGCTTCGACAGATGTGATGTACTGTATTTTTTTAGGTAGAGCTATTCAATCAACAGTTCCATCAACTAATAGTATTACAGCTGCTATGGTTAGTAATGATTTAATATCTGGTAAAACTGCTCTAGCAAGCGAACCAGCAGACACAGATGAATTCTTGGTAAGTGACGCAGGCGTTCTTAAAAGAATAGATTATTCATTAATTAAACCAAGTGGATCTTTAACAAAAATTTCAACGACGACTATTTCAAGTGCGGCTTCATCTACTTTAGATGTTTTTACTTCAACTTATAGAAATTATAGAATTATTGGAAGTGGTTTTACACCAGCTACTGATGATGTTGCTTTAAATATAGAATTATATCAAGCAGATGATACAGAGGCAGCTAATTATTATTGGAGTGGTTTTGCTATTAATGAAGCTGGATCAGATAACGGAACTACTGTTACACAAGGAGGAACAAATGAGGGAACTTTTAGAATTTTTCAAGGTGC